GAAGTAACTACAAATACTTTTAATTATAAAGGACTTTTTAAAATCACCAATAATTCAGGTGTAGCAGACATTACCTCTGATACTTTTGTATTTCAATCGGTAAGTGTTGTTACAACTTGGACTATAACTCATAATTTAGACAAATATCCATCAGTAATGGCTGTTAATAATAGTGGAGATGAAATATTTGGCGCAATAACTTATAACTCAAAAAACGAATTAGTAATATCATTTAAGTCTCCAGGTGCGGCAGGCTATGCTTACTTAAACTAAAAATATAAAAGTGGCAATACAATATTTACAAGACATCGACTTAAACTTAGCAGAAATAAAAGAAGTAGTAGTTGATAGCGTATCTGGTAATCCTGGTGGGTCAGGACAAGTAACAGGTAGGTTAATATATGAAACAACATCTAATCAATTAAGATATTATAATGGAACTGCATGGGTGCAACTAGTAGCAGATTATAATAGGTGGGTATTAAAAGATAATGCTGGTACACCTAATACAGAAAACGTAGAAACAACTAATTCAGTTCAGTTTTTAAGTAGTGATATTGATTATGTAGCTGCAGCAACAAATGGTGATAAAACACTAACAGCTACACTAGCAACAGTAAATAGTAATGTAGGTTCGTTTACTAATGCTAACATAACTGTTAACGCAAAAGGTTTAATTACAGCTGCGTCAAGTGGATCAGGAAGTTCATTTACATCATGGGATTTAACTAGCACTGATGGATCTTCTTCAGGTAGCGCAACAATAGATTCAACTAGAAATACTGTTGATTTTAGATCTCAACAAGGAACAATAGTACCTACACAAACTAATCCAACTTCTAGTTCAGCTAGAATAGATCTTGGACTTAATTATGCTTCATCAACAGCTAATACAATAATTACTTATGCAAACGCTGCTGGTGCTTTAGCAGATGCAGATACTTTTATAGTCAGTCAAGCTGGTGAAGGAAGTAACACTGAAGTTAAAGAAGCTACGTTATCAGCTTTAAAAACCTATGTATCTCCTGGTTCAGGTGGTATGACATTTAAAGGTGGTTATAACGCTAGTACTAATACGCCTGATATTGGTGATGCAACACTAGGTATAGATATAGCAGTAGGTGATACTTATGTAGTAACTGTTGCAGGTAGTTTCTTTGCTGACACTGTTGAGGTTGGTGATTTAATTATATCAGAAGTAGCTAAAAGTTCTGGTGACTCTGTAGCTTTAACAGATTATGTTGTAGTTAACAAAAACATAGGACTTGCTACTACAACAACACCTGGTATAGCTTCATTTGCTAGTAACTCAGGTTTAACTGTAGATGGTGCAGGTGCAGTAGATATAACTGACACAGCTGTAAGTGCTGGTAGTTATGGTTCTGCTACAGCAATACCAGTTATAACTGTTAATGCTCGTGGACAATTAACTAATGTTACAACAGCAACTCCGTCAGCTGGATCAGAAAGTGTTATAGCTACAGAAGGTAACACTAGTACATCATCAGTAGTATATACACACAACTTAGGTACTAGAGATGTAGTTGTTCAAATATATGATAACAGAAGTGAACTAGCTTCATATGGACAAACTGTATATGCTGACGTAGTAAGATCAAGTACAAGTGCAGTTACTGTAAACTATGCAAATACTATTACATCAGGTGACTATAGAGTAATGTGCATTAAAATAGGATAATATGCCTGTAGTTTTTTTACAACAAGTAAACATAACTGACTTTTTAGAAGTAGAAGGTAATGTCAAAGTAGATTCTACTGGTTATTTACAATTGCCGGTAGGGACTACTGCTCAAAGACCAAGCTCTGCCAACGCAGGTATGATAAGATACAATAGCACAAGTGGAAAAGTTGAAGCATATGTACCTGGCAAAGAAGGTGCTTTGCAATGGACAAACCTTCATTAACAGTAAACCTATTAAGTATCAAGTGATACTATAAATAACAACCAATAATAACTAAAAATAAAACCATGACGTTTTTATATACCCGCACTAATTCGTGGACTAGTGCACCACAACCAAATGAAGATACCGTTAAACTATGGAAACATGTAACTCAGAAGAAAAACTGGAGGATTGTTCAACTACCTAACGGATTTTTACAAACCGAATACAAAGATATATCTAGTGAAGACTGGATAGATGTTACCAGAAGAGAAACTATAACTGGAGCTGAGCAAGCAATTGATAGTTCAATAGAACACTATCAGAAAAAGTTAGAGTTTACCAAAGGACCAAAAGTTGTAAAGACATTTGAGTAAGTATTCATAAATAAAATTTAATTAAATATAATGCAAGAATTAAAGTTAGTCAAAGAGTTGGCTTTTGGCGATTATGCTAAAGGCCAGCTACTAACTGGCGTACAAAAACTAACTAATGCAGTATCATCTACATTAGGCGCTAGTGGTAAATGTGTTATACTGGAAGATCAACATGGCGAACCAGTCATAACTAAAGATGGGGTTACAGTAGCAAATTCAATAACACTACGTAGACCTATAGAAAATATTGGAGCTACACTTATTAAACAAGCAGCTCAAAGAACAGTACAAGAAGCAGGTGATGGCACAACTACTGCTACAGTTTTAGCTCAAGCAATACTAGATGAAATAGATAAACACTCATTGCTAGAAGATACTCGTATGATGAAAGAAGGTATACACAACGCTGTAGATAAAGTTATAGAGTATTTAAACAAAAAAGCTAAAAAAGTAAATGGTAAAAAAATAGATCAAGTAGCTACTATATCAGCAAATAACGATAAACATCTTGGTGATTTAATTGCTAAAGCTTTTAAAAGCGTAGATAAAACAGGTGTTGTAATGTTAGAAACTAGCGATGATGAAACAACATATGTAGAATATATTGAAGGTATAGAATATCCAGCTAGTTTAAAAAGTCATCATTTTATAAATAACAAAACACAAGGAACTTCAGAGCTTATAAATCCTTTAGTTCTTATATGTGAATCACCTATTAACAGTATTAGAAAAATACAAAAAGTTTTAGAGTATGTTATATCAAATAAAAAAGCATTATTGATTATAGCAGAAGTTGACCATCAAGTAAGCACAGCTTTAGCAATGAATAAAGTTAAAGGTAATTTAAATGTAAATGTAATTGATGCACCAGCATATGGTATTAGCAAAAAAGGAATATTAGAAGACTTAGCATTAGTAACTAATGGTAGAGTTATAAATGAAGATCTTGGTGACGACATGGATTTAATATCAGTAGATGATTTAGGTTATTGTTTAAAAGCTACAACAAGCAAGGAAAATACTATATTACAATGTGATTTATCTTCAAATGAAGATGTAAGTAAAGCTGTTAAAAGAGTTAAAACAAAAATAAATAAAACAAAAGATCCTAATCTTATTATAAAATTAGAAAATAAATTAGCTAAATACACTGGTAAAGTAGCAGTTGTTAAAGTAGGTGCTAATTCAGAAGTTGAGCTAAAAGAAAAAAGAGATAGGGCCGAAGATGCTATTTGTGCTACAAAAGCCGCAATAAAACAAGGTATATTACCTGGCGGTGGTATAGCTTTGTTAAATGCTTCACAAGTATTAGAGCCGAAAAGTATGGGTGAAGAAGTATTATATGAAGCAATTAAAAGACCGTTTGAGGTCATAATGAAAAATGCCGGGATACAATATGATGAAGTCCCAAATGAAGAAGGTATAGGATACAACGTGGTTACAGGAAAAACGGTGGATATGGTACAAGCCGGAATAATAGATCCTTTACTAGTAACGAAGAGCGCATTAAAAAATGCGGCTTCTGTAGCTACAACTATAATGTCTACTGATTGTATAATTAACAATGTTAGAGATGAAAGCAGTAGGTAAGTATATAGTTATAAAGCCAAATAAAGAAATATCTGTTAAAACTAAAGGTGGTTTAATACTTGATGAAAAAAATAGAGAAGATATTAGATATAGAGAAGCAGAAGTAGTAAATGTAGGAACAGATGTTAATGTTATTAGCAAAGGTGATAAAATTTATTACGATAGAACTGCTGGCTTCAATGTAGAAATAAAACAAAAACCTTATAAAGTTATTAAAGAATTTGACGTAGTTATAATATTATGAGTAGAACAAGAAAAGGTGGTAAATACAAAGGCAGCAATTTTGCTAGTCAATTTAAGCAAGGACTTTCTATGCAAAGCCCTATGTTTGCTGTAGCTGTTAATGATGGTAGCACTACTGAAGAAGAAGCGCCTGTAGATAAAATAGATGGTAAACCACCACAGTTAAGTGAGTTAGAAGATATTGTAGACGAAAAAGTAGGTTCATCTGCTAGAAGAATAGAAAGACAAAACTGGAAAGTTAGAGCTGAACAAGAAGCTGAAAGACAAAAAGCAGAAGAAGAGAAAAAAGCTTTAGAAGAACAAAGAGCACAAGAAGCCATACAAGCTGAAGAAGATAGAGAAGCTAGAAGTCAAGGTCAAGAAATATTAGATGAAACTACCAAACGAGGCATAAAAGATGCAAAGAAAGAAGCTAAGCAAACAGCAAGAGACGAGAAGCGGGCTAAAAAAGAAGAAGCTAAAAAATTAAAAGGTAAAGCTAAACGTCAAGCTAAAAGAAAAGCTAGAAAAGAATTTAGAGGCGATAAGAAAAAGATTAGACAAAACAAAAGAACTGCTAAAAGAAATAGAAAAGGTAAATAACGTGAGAAGAGTAAACTCTAAAGATTTAAAAGAATTAAATTTACTTAAGCATTATAGGATCATAAGAAAGTGGGCGTGTAAAACATATTCATTAACTGATGCAGATTTAGAATTATTAATATATTTAGATGCTATAGACTTATTTAATAAAGATGATTTTAAAAGAGGTACGTACTCATATAGCTGGGATAACAGGCGCTGGAACAGACTATTGAAAGAGGGTTGGATACAGGTGTGGAGAGAGCGAAATCGCACTACTCAAAAATTTAATATCTATAAAGTTTCCTATAAGTGCAAACAGCTAATCTCACGTATGTACCGTTTCATGTTAGGCGAAGAAGACATGCCAACTAAATACTTGGATACTAATAATAAATATTCTTGGAAAGTTACAGCTAAAGCTATAGCTTTTGTAAATAGAGATAAAACAAGGACTAATGCCATATAAACAAAAAAATCCATTTAACGGACCTGCTAATTTTAGAAATCCTAAAAATAAAGGTACTAGTAATTTTAATGCGCTTGAGTTTCAAATGCCAGATCTAAGTCAGATACTTAATAAGACTGCAGATGGCGATAGTAAAACTGTAGATGTAACTAATGAAAGTAAAACAGGTACTTCTGATGAAGGTAAAGTAGATAAAAACACTCCGGTAAAATCAGCTACAGATATTACTTTAGAAAATGCTAAAAAAGAAGACGCACCAACTTACAAAGATCAAGTTGCAGCAGAAAAACAAAGACGTAAAAAATTAAATCAAGATATTAGAGAAGCTAGAAGAATGAAGAAAGATCGTAAAAACGTTTTAGATTATTCACAACGTCAATCTGCTAAACAAGCTAAAGAAGATATGATTGCTCAAAGAAAATTTGAGCGTAAAGCTAGAAGACAGGGTATGAGTGTAGATCAAGCTTTAGAAAACTTATACACAATAAACAAAATGAAAGAAATTGAAGCTAAACAAAAAGGACAATCAATGAAACAAGTAAATAGAAAAGGCAAAGGTTTTCCTATGGTTAACCCTGCTACACAAGTAGATCAAATGGGTAATCCAATACCACAGCCGCCTGTTAAAGGTACTATGGCTAATGGAGGTAGACCAATGAATAGTAACATATTAGTAAATGATCCTACAAACTATCAAGATCCATCTAAAATATCTGCTCAACAAGAAGATAAAACACAGCAGTTTGCTTCTATAGCTAGTAGCGCGGGTACGCCTACACCTCAATATAACCCTTACAATAATGAAATGACTGGTATGGCATTTAATGCTAAATTAAGAGCTGCATCAGCAGCAGGTGATCTGGATGATAGCCCTGAATTTAAAGCAGAAGTAGATGCTGCGCCAGCTATGATGGGAGGTGATGATCCAAAACCAATGGGAGTTGTTGCTTTTCCTGGTGAAGATCCATTAAAAAAAGAGAAAGAAAAAAATCCTTACAAACTAAATAAACCTATTCCAAAGAAACCAGGTACATCTATGGAAGCTCACACTAAAGTAACTAAAAAGAATTTAAAAGCTACAGAAAGAGATGACGCTGCTCATATGGATTACTTAAAAAGAGATATTAATTATGACGCTAAACATCACGGAAGTAAAAGACAAATGCTTGATGATGAAAAACATATTTCTAAACTAGCTGGAGATCTTAAGTACGATACTAAATACCATGGAAGAAAGTATGATAATGTGTAATTATAATACTACACGTTTATTAATAATTTAAAACTAAAAATCATGCCAAGTTACGGAGAATATCAAAAGCCAGCAGGCAAAAAATTAAAGTGTAATCAAAAGCCATTAGGAACTAGAATTATGGTTTCTAATAATTCAACAGTTATGCCTACACTTAGACACATCGATAACATCGAGTATAAAGGTAACGCTGTATTAAATGCAAACAAATGATCGCTTTAGACGATCTGAAGTTGTACTGTTTAAATATAACTTCATTTACTATAGCTAGCTTAGATTGGTTAGAGCCGATGTTAAAAGTGATGCTATTAGTAGTTACTATAGGTTATACCGTTCATAAATGGTGGAAACTTAAAAATAAATGAGACAAATAAAGGAAATTATTGTACACTGCTCCGCTACTCGTGAAGGCCAAGACATATCAGTGGATACGATAAAAGACTGGCACGTTAATGGTAGAGGGTGGAGTGACATAGGCTATCATTTCTATATTGATATAAATGGAGAAATACATAAAGGTAGAGATATAGCTAAAATCGGGGCCCATTGCTCAGGGCACAATCGTAATTCTATCGGTGTGTGCTATTGTGGAGGCGTTGAATTAGATGGTAAGACCCCGAAAGATACTAGAACAGAAAAGCAAAAGGTTGCTTTACTTGCGGTACTTAGAACGTTAAAAGCTATGTACCCGCTCGCAGTTATATATTCACACAACGAGTTTGCTAATAAAGCATGCCCGTCTTTTGATGCTACAAATGAGTACGAAAATCTCTGAAAACACTAATGTTACCCTTGACTTAAAAACTGTAATAGCAATAATAGCGATCACTGCCTCTTTTGTGGGTATGTATTATACATTGCAAGCAGATATTGAAGAAGCTAAAAAGTTACCACCTATAGAAGTTGAAAGATTAGAATATGATTTAAAAGAACAGTGGAACGAAAAAAATATAAATGATTTAAAACAACGTGTTGATATGCTTGAGCAAGTAGACGATGTTGTATTTGAAGAGTTAAATGTATTAGGTACATTAATAAAAGATGGTACTGAAAATGATGGTAAGTTAGAAGAGCTTAACAAACAGTTAGAAGAGTTACAAAATAGAAAACCTAAAACAACTGTTATAGTAAAAGAAGTTGCAGTAGATAAAAAAGGTAGAAAATTATAAATTATGAACTCGCCGTTTTATAAAGTTAATAAAGCTAAAATGAAGTGTAATGTACCTCGTGCTTCTACCAAATCTAATAAAAAGAAAATGGTAAAAGCTTGTGAAGGTGGTAAAGAAAGAATAGTACACTTTGGTGAAAAAGGTTACGGTCATAATTACTCTGATGCTGCAAGAAAAAGTTTTAGAGCTAGACATAAGTGTGGTGAAAAGAAAAGTAAATTAAAAGCTCAATATTGGGCGTGTAAAGTTTTGTGGGCTGGTAAAGGTGGATCAAAAAAATCATCACCCAAAGGTCGACAAGGAAAATATTAATATATGTGGAAATTAACTAAACAATACTTTGAAGACGTATGGGATTTACTTTGGAGTAAAACAAGTATAGATGAAAAAGCTATAGCTACTATTAAAGAAATGAAACGTAGATATAATCTAACTACAAAGGAATTATCTGATGTAGCAGATGCTATAAAAAAAGTAGGTAAAGAAATATCTGATATTGATAACGCTATAAAAGGAAAATAATGGGATTTAAAATGAAGCCTCCATATAAAATGGACCCTACACCGGTATACGAAGTACCTTTCGATAATCCAGATTTAGTTGCTAAAGCTAATAAAGCTGGAACTATTATAGTTAATAAAGATAGAGTAGGTGATAAAAAGTTAATGGACGAAGCTATGAGCCACGAAAAGCAGCATTTAAAAGATATGCAAGATGGTAAATTAGATTATGATAATTTAAGTGTAACATTTAAAGGTAAAAGATATGATAGAGATTCTTTTGATGAAGGCAATGAAAACTTACCTTGGGAAAAAAGAGCTTACGCAGCAGGTAGAAATAGAAAAGAAATAGATCTTACACCAAAGAAAAATAAGTTAACAGGTCCACCTAAAGCTTCAGATAGTAAAAAACCATTAAAGTTTAAATTAAAAGGCGGTTCACCATTTACAGCTTTAGATGAAAATGAAGTTAATATGAACGAAAACTTTGGACCTGCATTAGAGTTGGATGAAATAGCAAAGCAATTAGACAAGGCTGTTGTAGCTCATAAACTACAAGCTAAAGGCGTAAGAAAGCATATGGAAGAAATGGAGGACATGAACAAGGGAACTGCATTACAAAGTCCTATAAAAATGTGGGGTGCTCCAGCTTTTGAAGAAGGTAAAGATACAGATCCTAGTGGCGAACCTGAAGAACAACAACAATTTGAAGGAACTAGAATAAGATATGATTCTGGTAGTAATAAGTTTGGTTTTTTAAACGAAGAAGGAGCGGGGATGTTAGATGATGATCAACTGGGTAGTCTTTTAAGTAATGAAGGTATATATAAAAGAAATAGAAGACAAGAATTTGATGATCAAGGTAACTTAATTAAAACAGAAAACAAAGCAAATTTTGAACAACGTTTTAAAAACGCTGCTAAAAGACTTCAAGAAGCTAAGAAAACATATGATAATCCAACAACAGGTAGAAATGTGTTAAAAGAAATGTATAGTGATCCTACAATGGAAGTAGGTGGTATGTTTATTGTTCCTGGAGATGGCTACGATGATAGTAAAAGTTATTTAGAAAATTTAAAAAGTAGCAATTTTGCTAGTCAATATTATGATAAGGACGACGCTGTAATAGGTAGAGACATAAAATCTTGGGACGATTTAAAACCAGAAGATAGAAAAAGATATATAGAAGATAGAAGAAAAATTAAAGATAAAGATTTTTACGATTCAGATGCTATGAAAGAGTTTAGAAAACTTTTTCCTTCTACTAATAGATAATTTAATGGCAAAGAAAAAATTTAAAGAAACAAAAGTTGGAGCGTTCTTAACAGAGAAAGCTCCTCAACTTGTTTCAAAACTTGGAGAATTTTTACCTGATCAAGGTGGACTAGGTATAGTAAAAAACTTAATAACAAGTGATACTAGTATTGAGCCACAAGATAAAGAAATGGCCATGAAGCTATTAGAACAAGATATAGCTGAAATGCAAAACATTTCTAATAGATGGAGTAGTGATATGAAAAGTGATTCTTGGTTAAGTAAAAACACTAGACCTTTAACACTTATATATTTAACATTTGCTTCTACAATGTTAATGATAATTGATTCGTTTCATACTACGTTCGATGTAGATGAAGCTTGGGTAGGTTTATTAAAAACATTATTAATAACAGTTTATGTAGCGTACTTTGGTTCTAGAGGCGCAGAAAAAATAACAAAAATAAATAAATAAAATGAGAGGATTAGAAGGAAACTTTCAAGCGCAACCTAGAGTTTTTGCTCATGACGCTGCAGAAATTATACCTAACAATAGTGCTGACATACCTAACACTAGTGAAAGAGGATGTTGTGTTTATGTAGGCGACATTAGTGGTGGTTCAAACATAAAAGTAACAATGGAAAGTGGTAATGAAATTACTTTTACAGGTGTTGTAGCAGGATCTTTTTTACCAATATTAGTTAAAAAAGTATTTTCTACAGGAACTACTGCTTCAGGTTTAATAGCACTTTACTAAGATGTTTATAGGTATAGGAAATATAATCCCAATAACTAAGAGACTATTAGGCGGTGGATCACCACCTGTACAAACTTTTAATATATTGGCGGAGAATAATGATCAGTTAATAACAGAAGCACCTATAGGCAATGAAGACAATATGGTGACCGAACAAGCACCTTAAATAAATAATTATGGCAAATAAGAAATTTTCACAATTTACAAGTCAAGCAATGACAAGCAACTCTAAGTTAGTAGGTCTTGATGGTACAGCAAACACAATATATGACATAACTCAATTACAAACAGGCTTAGGAATAGGAAGTGGTGGAACTAATAGTTATATGCTAACAGGAATTATAGATGGATTAGGTACGTCTTCATTTGACTTTACATATTTTGGTTCAACATTAAATGGAATTTCAGATCAAGGTTCAGGTTTTTCAGTTTTTGTAAACTCAGAATTAACACATGTAGGTTTTAAATATTTAAGTGATGACCAACTAACCCAGCAATCTACAGATTCATATGTAATTAAAGTTTATGAAAGTAATACTAACTTTGATACTCTTCCAGCAGATACTCTTTCAAGTTATACTTCTGTATTAACTGCTATTACTATAACTGGAAACGGTGCTGGTAGTACTAGTACTAATTACGGAACTTATCCTTTTGCTTCAGTTGCATTGGGAAGTCCTTTAACTCTAACGGCTGGGAAATTTTACGCAATAGTAGGAGAAAGAAGTGGGGGTGCATCTGGATTATTTCCTAAGGATGAAGAAGCACAAATAACACTGAGAATAACAGAGTAAAACAAACAACAATTAAATTTAATTAAATGAAAAAAATAACAAAGAAAGAGCTTGAAAATATTATAGCTCAACAAAGTAAATTAGGAAACTTATATAATCAAATAGGAACTATTGAATTAAATAAAAGTTTAAAAATAGATGAATTAAAACAACTACACAAAGATGTTGATTCATTAAAAAAGAAACTTGAGAAAAAGTATGGGTCTGTAAATATTAATCTTGAAGATGGTGCTATAACACCTATTGAAGAAACTAAACTAGAAAAAGCTGATGTCTAATATTAGAAAAATTAGTATAGGTTCTGATTATAAAAATGATGCAATGCATTATTCTGTAGGTCAAGAAGTTTACGGTGGACATACTATTTGCGATATAATTGGTGAAGAAGAGTATTTAATATATATTCAAAAAGATAATGAAGTACTACCATGGAAAAAATTTAATCGCAATATGGCTATAGCAGTTGAATTTGATTTAAAGTATTAGTGAAAAGTTTATATGACTTTATTATTAAACCTTTAAACGGAAGGTATGATAATATAAGAAAAGTAGGTGATAAAACACTTATTATTAATACCACTATAGAAAACCACCGATTTGTGAGCAAGGAGGCAGTTGTTGTTTCGGTGCCAGCTGCTTATAGCTCACGTATTAAAGTGGGTGATAAAGTACATGTACATCATAACATTTTTAGAAGATGGTATGATCAAAAAGGTAGAGAAAGAAATAGTGCTAGATATTTTAAAGATGATATGTACTTTTGCAGCGCTGATCAAATATATATGTATAATGATAAATGTCATTTAGATTATTGTTTTGTAAAGCCTATACGTGAAAACCACAATTTTAAGACATCTAAAGAAAAAGAATACTTTGGTATATTAAAATATTCTAATAGTTCCTTAGAACGCTTAGGATTAAAACCTGGAGACCTTATAATCTTTACGCCAAACTCTGAATTTGAGTTTATTATAAATGATGAAAGATTATATTGTATGAAATCAAATGATATAGCTGTTACTCATGAATACGAAGGAAACGAGAAAGAATATAATCCAAGCTGGGCGCAAAGCAGTTGATGAGTTAATTAAAGTAGCTGAAGAAAAAATCATAACTGAAAGTGCAGATGATTTAGCAGCTGACCGTTTAAAAAATGCAGCAGCAACTAAAAAGCTTTGTATTATGGATGCGTTTGAAATATTACAACGTATAGAAGAAGAAGAAGATATATTAAAAAGTAACGGTAAAACAAAAGATATTAAGACGTTTAAAGGTTTTGCAGAAGGGAGAAGTAAATGAGTTATCAACAAACTTTATTTAAAGAATTAAAAGACGTTGTAAATCCTTCTATATTAAAGAAGCAAAACAGATATAAAAAGTGGGAGTACGGTTATAATGTAGAGTATGATTTTGTAGTAATAAGTAAAACAGGTAAAATTGGACAGATCATTGAAATTCAAAACTTACGCATTGCTTTACCAGCAGTCGATGAACCGTATAAACGAAGCGAAAATAAAGAGGAACAGTATTGGGAAAAATTTAAATATCCCAAAGAACTACAAAGGATAAACACTAGATTTGATTGGGAAGAATATCCATTAGATTTTAAAGAAAAATGGTACGACTATATAGATGAAGAATTTAAGCGTAGAGAACAAGGTTTTCATTTCTACAATAACGGCAATATTGTATATATTACTGGTACTCATTACATGTACTTGCAATGGTCAAAGATCGACATTGGAGCACCTGAATATAGAGAAGCAAATAGATTATTCTTTATATTCTGGGAAGCGTGTAAAGCTGATAGAAGATGTTACGGAATGTGCTATCTTAAAAACAGACGATCTGGATTTTCGTTTATGGCTTCAGCAGAACTTGTCAACTTGGCAACAATCTCAAGTGATTCTAGATTCGGTATATTATCCAAGTCTGGTGCCGATGCTAAGAAAATGTTCACAGATAAAGTTGTCCCCATATCAGTTAACTATCCGTTCTTTTTTAAACCCATTCAAGACGGTATGGACAGGCCAAAGACTGAACTGGCTTATAGAGTTCCGGCCGCGAAACTTACTCGTAGAAAGCTCCAAGAAAATATTAAAGATATAGAGCTAGAAGGACTTGACACAACTATAGACTGGAAAAATACAGGCGATAACTCTTATGATGGTGAAAAGCTAAAACTGCTAGCTCACGATGAAAGCGGTAAATGGGAACGTCCTGATAATATATTAAACAATTGGAGAGTTACAAAAACTACATTAAGGCTAGGATCAAGAGTTGTAGGTAAATGTATGATGGGCTCAACATCAAATGCACTAGACAAAGGTGGAGGAAACTTTAGAAAATTATACAACAATAGCGACGTTAATAAAAGAAATAAAAACGGACAAACAACTTCTGGACTCTATAGCTTGTTCATACCTATGGAGTGGAACTACGAAGGATTCATGGATACTTTCGGATCACCTGTCTTTGATTCTCCAACAAATCCAGTTAAAACAATCGATGGTGGAACAATTACGACAGGGGTTATACAGCACTGGGAAAACGAAGTTGAAGGTTTAAAAAATGATCAAGACGCTTTAAATGAATATTACAGGCAATTTCCAAGAACTGAAAAACACGCATTTAGAGATGAAACAAAAGATAGTCTATTTAATTTAACTAGAATATATCAACAAATAGATTATAACGAAGATATTAATAATAGAGCTAATGTAACACAAGGCTCGTTTATGTGGATAGGTGGTATAAAAGATACAGAGGTTATGTTTGTGCCTAATCCACAAGGTAGGTTTTTAATTAGTTGGATACCACCTAAAAGTTTACAAAATAGAGTGATTATAAAAAATGGAGTTAAATACCCAGGTAACGAACACGTTGGAGCTTTTGGCTGTGACTCTTACGATATTAGCGGTACTGTTGATGGTCGCGGCAGTAAAGGAGCATTACATGGATTAACTAAATTTTCTATGGAAGAAGTTCCTGCAAATCACTTTTTTCTAGAATATGTTGCAAGACCTGAAACAGCTGAGTTGTTTTTTGAAGACGTGTTAATGGCTTGTGTATTTTATGGTATGCCACTTTTAGCAGAAAACAATAAACCTCGATTATTATATCATTTTAAAAGAAGAGGTTATAGAGGTTTTAGTATGAATAGACCTGATAAACTAGCTACAAAGTTATCAGCGTCTGAAAGAGAAATAGGTGGTATACCTAACTCAAGTGAAGATATTAAGCAAGCTCACGCAGCTGCTATTGAATATTACATAGAAACTTATGTAGGTGAAGTAGAAGATGGTTTTGGTGATATGTATTTTCAAAAAACATTAGAAGACTGGAGTCATTTTAATATAAACAATAGAACTAAATATGATGCTTCAATTAGTTCTGGTTTAGCAATAATGGCTTGTAATAAGAATAGATATAGGCCTGTTCCTGTACGACAAAAAAATAATATTGACCTTGGAATAAGAAGGTACAATAACAAAGGATTTATGTCACAAATAATATAATGAATGAAGATTAACAATACTTATAGCGCCTTTCCGGATCAGGTGGTACCTGACGCAGTAAAAGAAAGCATGGAGTATGGCAAACAAGTTGCTATGGCTATTGAAGGTGACTGGTTTAGTGGGACTAGATCTGGAGTTGAAAATAGATTTAACACCATGTATAATAGCTTTAGGATGCGTAGGTTATATGCTAGAGCAGAACAACCAGTTCAAAAATATAAAGATGAACTAGCTATAAATGGTGATTTATCATATCTTAATTTAGATTGGAAACCTGTTCCTATTATACCTAAGTTTGTAGACATTGTTGTTAATGGTATGGACGATAAGTTATATGATATTAAAGCATTTGCTCAAGATCCAGAATCAAGACGTATGAGATCTAAATACGCTGAAGATATATTAAGAGACATGCAAGCTAAAGAGTTTTTAAATAACTTACAAGGTGCTGTAGGTTTAAATTTATTTAACTCTGAAAATCCTGAAGAACTTCCAGAAAACAAAGACGAACTAGATTTACACATGCAGCTTAGTTATAAGCAAGCTAGTGAAATAGCAGCAGAAGAAGCTATAAATAATACTTTAGAGTTTAACAAATATAGTTTAACTAAAAAACGAATTATAGAAGATTTAGTTACTTTAGGTATTGGAGCTGTTAAAACAAATTGGAACTCAGCTGAAGGTGTTAAAGTAGAATATGTTGATCCTACTCGTATGGTTTATTCATATACTGAAGATCCTAACTTTCAAGATATATGGTATGTAGGTGAAGTAAAAGCTTTGTCTATACCTGAAATTAAAAAACAATTTCCATATTTAACTGATGAACAAGTAGAAAAACTAGAACAATATCAAGGCAATGCTAGTTTCTTGTATAACTATAATAAAAATTATGATGGCAATTATGTTTACTTATTGTATTATGAATATAAAACTTATAGTGATCAAGTATTTAAAATAAAAAGAACATCAACAGGTTTAGAAAAAGCATTAGAAAAACCAGATACTTTTAATCCACCATCAACAGATAATTTTGATAGAGTAGGTAGATCAATAGAAGTATTATATAGTGGTTGTAAAGTTTTAGGATATGACATGATGTTAGACTGGGGTATGGCTAAAAACATGACAAGACCAAAGTCTAATTTAGTTAAAGTTAATATGAATTATAACATATGTGCACCTAAATTATACAAAGGTAGAATAGAATCACTTGTTAGTAGAATGACAGGCTTTGCCGATATGATACAGTTAACACATTTAAAAATACAGCAAGTAATATCTAAATTAATACCTGATGGTGTATATATGGATATTGATGGTTTAGCTGAAGTAGATTTAGGTAATGGTACAAATTATAACGCTAAAGAAGCTTTAAACATGTATTTTCAAACTGGTAGTATATTAGGTAGATCTATGACAGTAGATGGTGATCCTAATCCAGGCAGAGTACCTATACAAGAATTACAATCAAGTAATGGTGGTAATAAAATACAAAGTCTTATACAGACTTACCAATATTACTTACAAATGATTAGAGATGTAACGGGACTTAATGAAGCTAGAGATGGTAGTATGCCTAACTCAGATTCATTAGTAGGTTTACAAAAATTAGCAGCTGCAAATTCTAACGTAGCTACAAAACATATTCTTAATTCTTATTTATACTTAACTTTAAAAACTTGTGAAAATATAGTATTAAGAACTTCTGATAGTATTGAATTTGCATTAACAGAAGAAGCATTAAAAAATAGTATATCTACTTGGAACGTAGGCCAATTAGATGATTTAAAAAATATTCATTTATTTGACTATGGTTTATATTTAGACTTAGTCCCAGATGAAAGAGAAAAAGAACAATTAGAAGCTAATATTCAAGCAGCTCTAACTAAAGGTAGTATAAATTTAGAAGATGCTATTGATGTTAGAAATATAAACAACTTGAAGTTAGCTAATCAAATGTTAAAACTTAAACGTAAGCGTGCAGCAGCCGCAGCTCAAGCAGCTAATCAAGCTAATATACAAGCTCAAGCTCAAGCAAATGCCCAAGCTAGCGAAGCAGCAGCTATGGCTGAAGTTCAAAAGAAGCAAGCGGTTATGGACGTTGAAGTTAAAAAAGAAAAAGCAAAATCTCAATTTGAAATAGAACGTATGAGAGTTGAAGCTCAAATTAAGAGAGAATTAATGGAACTTGAGTTTAACTACAACATGCAGCTAGGTCAACAAAAGATAAATCGAGAAACTGATAGAGAAAAACAAATTGAAGATCGTAAAGATAAACGAGCCAAGATAATTGGTACACAACAAAGTGCTATGATAGATCAAAAGAAAAATGATTTAACACCTATAGACTTTGAAAATGAGCAAGGTGAAACTGCACTCAATATTTAATTATTATATTTTATTATGTCAACACAAACAGAAAAAGAGACTAAAGAACCTCTAAAAATGAAAAAGAAAGTTGGTAGACCTCGAAAGTATACTAACACTAAAGAAGAAGTAACAAAATTAGATTTAACTAAAAAAGAAGAAGATGCCATTCCAGAGCAAAGCGCAGGAAACGTGGATGCGGTTGAACAAACCAAAGATGTGGAAAAAGTGGAGGAGCGAGCACCCGAACCAAGACTTGAAGAAGTTACCGAAGAAAAAGTCGAAACGAAAAACGAAGATGCGAACGAGGAAGTCACGGTAATAAATGAAGTTAAAGAAGAAGCGCAAGAATTAACAAAGCAAGCTGAACAAGCTATAGTAAAAGAAGAAACAACCGGTGTTCAACTACCTGAAAATATAAAAAAGCTAGTTGATTTTATGCAAGACACTGGAGGTACAGTTGAAGATTATGTTACTTTAAATAAAGATTATACTAAATTTGATGATAATCTACTAGTAAGAGAATATTATAAAAAAACTAAACCACATCTTGATGATAGTGAAATATCTTTTTTAATGGAAGATAAATTTAATTATGATGAAGAAGTGGACGAAGAAAGATTTGTGCGTAAGCAAAAACTTGCGTACAAAGAAGAAGTTGCGAAAGCCCGAACTTTTCTGGATAAAATGAAAAGTAAGTATTACGATGAAATCAAGTTGAGGCCGTCTACTACTAATGAACAACAGAAGGCTATGGACTTTTTCAATAGATACAACAAGGAGCAATCCGTAATGACAGAAACGAGAAATAGATTTATAAAGAATACTAGGGATCTTTTTAATAATGAATTCAAAGGTTTTGATTTTAATGTTGGTGAAAAGAAATTTAGATATAAAGTATCAAATCCATTTCAGGTAGCGGATAATCAAGATGACGTTGGTAAGTTTGTAAAACCTTTTACAAATGATAAAGGCGAAATTTCAGATTTAAGTGGTTACCACAAAGCGTTGTATGTCGCGCGGAACGCCGATAGAATAGCAGAACATTTCTATGAGCAAGGCAAAGCTGATGCTACTAGAGATATTGTTTCCAAATCAAAAAACATAGATAATACTCCAAGATCGGGTGAGCAAGGAGAGACAATGCCAAATGGTTGGAAAGTAAGAGCTATAAGCGGCCCAGATGCTACTAAGTTGAGAATTAAAAAAAGAACATAAATAAAAAATAAATTATGAGTTTATCAGGAGGAGCCGTTCCACCTAGCATAACGCCAATGCCTAAACAAGTTACTGTTCAAGACAATTATATTGACTTTGCAGATGGTAATTTTGACACGTGGGCACAGCAATATTTGCCAGAGCTTTATGAACAAGAAGTGGAAAGGTATGGTAACAGAACGTTATCAGGATTCTTAAGAATGGTTGGCGCTGAAATGCCACTTACATCAGATCAGGTTATCTGGACTGAACAAAATAGATTACACGTTGCGTATGACGAAGTAAAAGTACAAGCTAAAGGTGGAGCTGCTGGTTCAACAGTAGTAGTTACTATTACTCCAGGGCCTAATAACCCTGCAACTTCAGGTATTAGAGTTGGTAATACAATTTTAATTTCTGACATTGCTACAGGTTTGAAAACAACTAAAGCTTTAGTTATTAATTTAACTAACGTTAATGGATATGTAATGGATGCTATTCTTTATGAAGAGACATCTGCACAATTAGCCGCTAGAGGTGGTATTATTGGTAATACTGCACTTTGTAAATTATTCGTTTACGGTTCTGAATTTCCAAAAGGAAGTAACGGAATGTCAGGTGCTATTGAACT